CAGGCAGAGGTTAAGCGTTTAACCGATGAGAATGCAGCACTCAGAGAGCAGTTGAGCAGGGTGGTCTAACTTATGATGGATGATATTTTGGGTATTACTTCAGTAGCTCTCGCCCTTGTGGGCGCGGCATTAATTTTGTACGCAATATTTAGAGTGAAAATTCTAATTGCAAGGGATAATGAGGATGATGTATGAGTAAAGAAATAGAACTTACGGAATTAAACACCGCGACTGTATTGAAAATTATGGCCAAAGACTCAATAGACACCTTGTTTTTCGATAATAACGGTAAGGAATATCTTCGCATTGGAGCTGACAATATACCCGCTGACGTTTACGAGAAATTCACCAATTGGTGCATGCAACTACCGCCACTTAACGATGCAGAGATAACTCGCCTACAGGCAGAGGTCGCACGTTTAACCGATAACAACGAACAACTAGCGAAAATGTACGACGAGCAATCCACGCTGACCGACAAGGTAGAGGCTGAACGTGACGCTATGCGTGACCGATTGCGTTGGCGTGACCCTGCTTTAGAAGTCCCAGACGGCCCTATTTTAGTGCTATCTAAGTATGGGGAGATTGACTCTTTCACATTCTATACTTGTAATGATTATTACACAGTTATGAACGGAGAGGAGTACCTTAACGAAGATGTGGTTGCTTGGCTTCCACTACCATCACAATGAAAATCTTAATATTAGTAGTATTTCTAGTTGGTTGTAAATCTGAAATACCTTGCTCAAAAGACTTAACACGCCCACTATCTGAATGCAATAGCCATTCGAGAGTTAGGGCTAGAGTTTGCGATGTAGAAATTAAAACAAATAACGGTGTTTCGTGTGTATCACGGGGCGACCTGAGACAGATATTAGAAGGATTATAACGGGTGATCTGGCTATCCGACTTAAGTCAGAAATTATTAGAGATAAAACCTAATGGAAATACAAGAAGCAATAAGTACACTAGCTACCAAAGCTAAAGACGGTGACGCAACAGAAGCGTTAAAATATTCACAAGCAGCCCTTAACTTGGCTCACGTAATGTCTATTAAATCACAGACTTTGGGATTTCCAAGCAAGCTAAGATATTTGATACAATAGTAAACCATCTTAGAGATCAGGGGGTTAGATCACAGGACGTATCTGTGTGTAGATATAGGGACGCCTTTGGTCAGTCATGTGCTATTGGCTGTCTAATTGATAACCAACACTACAACACTAGTATAGAGAACTTCACAATAGAAAATACCCAAGTTAGGACTGCTGTAGAGTATTCACTACATAGAAAACTTGACAAACGAGAAATTGAGTTTCTTAGTATAATGCAGTCTATTCATGATCAATATATTGTAGACATGTGGGAGGACAAGTGGCGGAATACGGCGCGTGACTATAGATTAAAGTACACTGAATCGACTAAACATTTGACACAATTTGGAGCCTATAATGAACAGGGATGATGCCTTAGACCAGCTATTCAATCTAGAAATACTAGAAAAGAAGAAGTGGAAAACCTACAAAGTTAGCCCTGAATTTATTGCGGAACTAAGCTTCATAGAGTCTCATATTGAAGAAGGAATCCTTAGAGTAAAACCACCTACCGTTCGCCTAAATAAATGGCGCGATATAGCCACAGGTAATTTTAAGTGGGTAGAACACGGTATGGATGTGGATGAAGATTACTACCGCTACACAAATATTACGAAGAATATAGAAGGATTAGATAACTAATGGATTGGGACGCTGCGGCAAGCTGGCTAAAAGAATGTGAGAGTATTTACATGGAGATTGGAGTTCCTGGGAGAACTGCATTAGTTGTAATTATTATGCCTCTGCGAGATCGTTTTAATAAAGGCGAACGCACTATTGAATTGTATGAAGAAATCATGGGAGTAAGCTAATGTTAAGCCCTAAAGAAGCTCAAGTTGTTCTATTAGATATAATAGAGTTGGCAGCCGATAACTCAGATATATTGCTAGAGGACTTCTCTTTAGAGAGGCGTGGGCCTCTAAGTATTATATTTATGAGTGCTAGATGTGACGATTTATTCTTTTGGGCTTATTCAGATTCTGAGTTAATTAATACACCTTGCGCGGTAGCCGATCTTGAGCAGGCATATAAAGAGGCTGGGACTTGGGGTAATTTACTATACGCTGCACGTCGTAGGAAAATGAGACCTCAAGGAGCCTATTTTCAATATATTGATAAAAAATACCATAAGGTATTCAAAGATTGCGGGCCTGAAAGGAAAGTTTGCACAGGGAATCCAAAGGAGATATAATGCCAGATAAAGATTGGGTTACTGATATGAATAGCGCTTTGAAAGTAACTGCGTATATTGAGGTACTCAAAAAAGAGATTTTTAATCTAAAAGAAGAAGCTGCTGTTAGCGCCACAGCTTTTGCTAAGTTCAATAGGTATCAAAATGACAGGATAAAAGAACTAGAAGAATCCTTAGCTTCCGCAATTAATGATGGTTATGATATGGCAGCTGCGGACTATAGAGAGCAACTAAACAGTGGTAAATCTATCACTTATTGGTACGGTAAACCAGGTACCAAGTGTGCTGGTAAATTTCATATAGAAGAAACAATTAATGAACTTAATCCTCTATACTGGATTAAGGGTAAGCAGCATAAGGTAATAAGCGAATGAGTAATGTAACAATAGAACCTGATAAACGTAAAAAGGCCGTGACTTTAGAACAAGCATTAAATCCGCATATAGAAGTAATAGCTGATTTGCGTGAGGAGCTAAGAGTCTCTAATATTAAAGCAATTAATTTAGAATTTGCTATCAAGCTACACAAAGCATCAGTGCTTTCAGCACACATGAGTTCCAATCCTTATCCTGCTAGTGCAGCGGATGATCAATTATGGGGGAGACTAGATGCGTTTACTGAAGGAACTTAGAAATCCGGGGTGGGGCTTTCTCAACTCTAATATTGCGGCTGATGAATGGCCTACGCACTATGAAAAAGAACTAATGCTTAGAGCGGCTGATGAAATCAAATCACTTCGCGATGAAATCGGAGGGTATGTACTAATGAGTAAAGAAGAACGAATAGCATCTAGTGAAGAAGCTAAGATGAGAACAGAAATGACAGAATTCAAACGAAAGTATATAGAACTATGTTTAGCTACTGGATTCATTATTACTTATGATCTATACGATAATGCTTGTGTATTGAGCATGGATGGTGAAATGGTAGACTTAGGTGAATTATGATAACACATACGATAACGAACTAATTATCATGGCTATGCTAAACTATATGCGAGTTCTTAGTGCTAGTAAAGAAACGGCGTCAGGAGGCATGATTGACATGATTGAAAAGGATGTACTTCGATGCGAGAAAATCATAAGGAATTTACTAGATGAGTAAAGCAGTAAAGTTTGTTGTAGATAGTGTTATCCACGACTTGAAGCATAGACCTGAAGATTTTTGGTGTGATGCTTATGTGTTGCGTGATAAGAAAAACCATGTAGAATACTGGATAACTAATTGTTTCTTTGATGCTGGAGTATATAAACCATACAAAATGAGCTTTGGTTTCATTCAGGGGTATCGGTTTCATCAGGGGTTAGACTTTTGGAAAGCGTGGTATGTAGCTTATGGTCATATCTTAGAAAAAGAAGAATTAAAACACCCTAAACGATCCGCACATCGTAATGGTAACAAGCATCCAATGGACGCGCGATAATTATTACTTGACACTTTGGTTAAGTTACGATATAATAGGCGCATATTTTATGAATTGGAGAACTAATGAGTTTCAAAACTTTTAAAGAAGCCGAAGCCTACTGGGATAAAAATGGGTTGGATGCTGTGCCTCGATATATCGTTTGTGCAGCAAATCAACATAAGAGCATACCGTCACTTTTAGTAACAGGCGCTCGACACTATGACCAAGTTATGCAAAATCAAATCGAAGCGATGGGTATGTCCCATCATGATTTTCATGAACAAGGCTTCATCGACCAATTTGGAATCTATATTAGCCGAGAAGATGCTATGATAATCGCCATAGAAAATGGGCAGTCATTGCGTGACATAGGCTATGAAGGTAAATCACTATTTTCAGAGAACTTATACTAATGAATACATTAATCATGACCATAGGAAGCGATTATCTACTTGCCCCTGTAGATGGATATAGAATAAATCCACTAGATGGCGGGATGGTATTAGTAGAATATCGAGATCGAATTACATCTGATCTAAATAACTATGCTTATATTCACTTCTCTGATATTAGAGAGGGGCCAGAAGATATAATAGTAGGGGCTACTTTTTTATGTTTAACACCTGTTTTAAAGTATGACCGTTTTGCGGCCTTACCTGTACTCATGCCAAAAAATCATGTGGTACTAAAAGTATTGCCACATAGTATTCTGGTAAAAGATAAACTTGGGGCTAAAGCTCTCTATAGAATAGATAAATCAGGTTCTACTTATTTAGTGGAAGATAAACCTAAACCTAAGATTGATCTTATGAGGGACAATAATACCTTTTTCTCTGTGTGGATTAACAACCCTACTTATGATATAATGTTACCAGAAGATTTTAAAGTAATGGGCTTCACAGGTTCAGAAGTGTTAATTGTAGCTGATCACTATGCTAAAAGAGTTCCTACTGTTTTGAAAGTAGTAAATCTAGGTGATTCGTTCGATGATACTTGGAGGCCTATAGCTTGTTACAAGCGTACCCTTCTACTTATGGAACAAATACCTAACGAATACGAAATATATAAGGAAAAAAGATGGACATATTTAAAGCAGAATTAACTACAGAGAAAGTAAACTGTATCATGATTCCAGAAAACATGCTGAGTACAATTACCGTCATTAGAAATGATGAAGGTTTATATGTAGTAGCATACGCCGTAGAAAATACTAGTACCGGAGAGGCTACCTCGGACATTAGGGACGTGCCTTTAACTATTGCAGCTTGTTCTGTAGAGAGTGCTGGTATCCACTTTGAAAAGATTCGTACCTCAAAGGTAATGTTCTTAGACGCTGACTTTATAGTTGCTCGTATTTAATGATAATAGGATTAACGGGACTTAAGAGGTCAGGTAAAGACTCTGTAGCTGACGCTATAGCTTGGAAGAAACTATCTTTTGCGGGGCCTTTAAAAGAAGCATCCGCTATTCTGCTTAATAGAACTATTGAGGATATGGAAGGAACAGGGTTTGATAGAGACGAGGTTATGCCTGAATGGGGCTTCACTATTAGACACTTTCTACAACAAGCAGGAACTGAGGGTATGAGAAGATTGTTCCGAGAGGATTTTTGGATTCAACGTATGCGTTCTGAGATACATCAGTACAAAGATGTAGTAGTATCTGACGTTAGGTTTCTAAATGAAGCTGCCTTTATTCATGAATTAGGTGGTGAAGTTTGGAAAGTAGTGCGTCCTGGACTAGAACCGGATGGTCATGCCTCAGAAGCTGAGATAGCTCTAATAGAAGCTGACCATACTATATTTAATAACCATAGCCTAATAAACCTACAAAGAAAGGTTTTTACGAGATTACAAAGGGGATTAGAATCAAATTAATTAAAGATATCAAGGTTGTAGCCTTCTTTACTATAATTATATCTGCTTATGTAGCTGGAGCGTATATTCATGCTTCCGATACTAAGAGAACAATTTATAAAGTGTGTGCTTCCAAAGGCTATACTTACCTTAACAAGAAAAAGATTTATTGCAGTCCTTACGAGAATACGATAAGACGTGGAGTAGAAAAATGATTGAAGCAGTAGTGGCATTTAGCCTGTTATATATGTGGTATATAGGAGGGATATCTTTTTTATTCTTCTGTTGGTTAATAGAAGATGACGCCCATGAATGGGTATCAACCATCTATACAGTAGCGTGCTTAGCACTGGCGTACTATATAGTTCCAACTCTATGGGTTTATGCAGCCTATCCTTTTATAGGGTTACTGTGGACTTTCTTCAAGTATGACAGATTTTGTGCTAGAAAGAGAAAAGAGTACGATACCCATAATGAAAGATTCCTATCAGAAATAGACCCAAATAGGGTTAAAGTTAGAGGAATGCTGACAAACTGGTTAGTAAACTGGCCCCTTAGCTTAGGGAGCTGGCTTGTAGCCGATGCGTTAGATTATGTAGTAGAACAAATTTTAAAATTAGGTAGAATAATCTACAGGAAAATAGGAAATAGGCACATATAAATGGCTGAAGAAAAACAAATAAGAACAAGACTAAAAGAAGTTATACCGGTAATGACGGAATATCTCTGTGACTGTAGTGAAGGAGCTACCTATCAGACAACGGGAGCAATGCTACCTAATGGAAACTTTCAGATGGTTTGTGTAGACTGTGGCGACATGATTTATATCTCCCCTAATCCATTAGCAGTAACTCATGTAGATGAACTGGCAGAGTACGAAGCTGAACCTGAACTGGAAACTATCCCAATTCCAAACAGTAAAAAGAAGAGAAATCACTAATGAAAGTAAAGCTAATAAGCTATTCACAAGTACCTATTTCAGAAGATTTTAAGACTATTGGAGAGCTAATTTGCTATAGTGCGAGAGTCAGTAACCCTGCCTCTCAAGCTAACACCCTAACTAATGATAAGTTACTGAACTACCTCATCAAGCATAAACACTGGTCTCCTTTCGAGATGGTTAGTGCTTGCATAGAGGTAGATTCCACTCGGGACATTGTTAGACAAATCCTCCGCCACCGCAGTTTCTCCTTTCAGGAGTTTAGCCAGCGGTACGCTAATCCTACTGAGTCTCTTGGGTTTGAACTACGAGAAGCTCGCCTACAAGATACTAAGAATAGACAGAACAGTGTCGAAGTAGACGATAAGGCGCTAAAAGAAGGTTGGGTTATCCAACAAAAACGAGTTAAGAATGCAGCATTAGTAGCATATCAATGGGCTATTGACCATGGCATTGCTTTGGAGCAGGCTAGAGTAGTTCTTCCAGAAGGTATGACTAAAAGCCGCTGTTATATTAGTGGTAGTTTGCGTAGCTGGATTCACTATTGTGACGCTCGTGATGGTAATGGCACACAGAAAGAGCATATGGAAATAGCACAAGCTATTCGCCCAATCATCGACCAACTTTTAGGACTTGACTCTTAACTCAAACCTTGCTATAATATGTTTTTAAGAAATCGGAGAAGTAATGATTAGGGTAATAAGAACAGATCATAAAGCACACTTCCCTTGCAAGGATAACTTTCCTGGCGGAGAAGTAAATGTAAGCATCAATACTAGCCTACTATCGGAGTTTGTAACTGTTGATGCCATTATTAAAACATCAGACGACATTATGCAACTACTTATGACAGTAGATGCACTTCGTAGATGTAATAAAGTTAAATTCATAGATTTATATATGCCTTACGTACCTTACGCTAGACAAGATAGGGTTTGTAATGAAGGTGAAGCCCTTAGTATTAAAGTGCTTTGTGACCTTATTAACAACATGAAGTTCAGAACAGTAACTATCATTGATCCTCATAGTGACGTAACTCCAGCTTTACTAGATAATTGTTTAGTAATAAAGCAAGGCCACCGTATTCCAAGACCCTTACTAAAGCTAGTGACGGCAGGAAAACTAACATTAGTAGCTCCAGACTTAGGTGCAACTAAGAAAGTAGAAAGTCTATGTGCAGATTTGGGTGTATCAACTTATATCCAAGGATTCAAACACAGAGATTTAGCTACTGGCAAACTATCCGGCTTCGGCTACAGCGGGGACGTAAAAGGTAAACATCTGCTAATCGTAGACGATATTTGCGATGGTGGAGGAACCTTCGCGGGCCTAGGCGGGGTCTTAAAAGCTGCGGGCTGCTACGAGATTACTCTCTATGTATCCCACGGTATCTTTTCTAGGGGTACTAAGATTGACAACATAGATGAAGTATTATTTCCCATTGATTTAAGGAGAGATTAAATGACTGCTACACTACAAAAAGATGTATATAAAGAATTCCACGTTCCAGCATACCACCCTTCTGTTACTGAAGTATATTCAAACTATACTTCTAGAGGCGGTCGCCTGTGTAACGTACCTAACAATGAAACAGTGGCTTGGGTAGGCTTCCAAAAATTCATGATGGATCACCTCGTTGATGAGTGGAACGACACTTTCTTCAACATTGATAAAGAAAAAGCCGTAAAGAAGCATATTAGAATTATGTCTGGTATTATGGGTCGTCCCATGCAGGCTAAGTATCTTGAAGATTTGCATGATTTAGGCTATCTACCACTAGAAATTAAAGCACTACCTGAAGGCTCTTGTGTACCTTATCAAGTAGCTCCAGTAACATTTAGAAACACACACCCTAACTTTGGCTGGTTGCCTAATGCTATTGAAACTGTAATGAGCTGTGAAAACTGGTTCATTCAGACAAGCTGTACTACTTCTATTGAATATTACAGACGTTTCAAAGCTGCATTCGAGAAAACTGGTGGCCCTATGGAGCTACTACCTTTCATGTGCCACGACTTTAGTATGCGGGGCATGATGGGCAGACACGCAGCAGCGGGGTCTGGTTTTGGTCACTTGGCTAGTGGATTCGCTGGCACAGATAGTATCCCAGCGGTATTGACAGCAGAAGAATTTTATGGTGCTGACGTAGATAAAGAACTCGTAGGTGCTAGTGTAGATGCTACTGAACACAGTGTAACATGTTCTTGGATGGAATTTGGTGAAAAGGCTTTCGTCGAATACCTTATGTCTGAAGCATCCCCTAGTGGTATTCTGTCTATTGTTGCAGATACTTGGGACTTCTGGAATTTCGTAACAGTAATTCTTCCAAGCCTAAAAGGTGACATTATGGCTCGTGATGGTCAAGTAGTTGTTCGACCCGATAGTGGCGATCCTATTAAGATCATTTGTGGCTACAATGTACACTATGGTTTCTACTCTGACCCACTATGGTCAGACTTGTTAGTAGCTCGGGATGGTGGATTTGAAGCGTACTATTTCGATGAGAAATACTACGATATTACAACCAGAGAAGAACTACAAACGTGCGAAGTTAAAGGTTTAGTAGAATGTCTATGGGATGAGTTTGGTGGTACTGTCACTAATAAAAACTATAAGCAACTAGACAGACATATTGGAGCTATCTACGGAGATTCCATTACTCTAGCTAGACAGGAAGAAATTTTCAAGCGTCTAATTGCTAAGAGCTTTGTACCTACTGTAGTTCTTGGAATTGGCTCTTATACCTTTCAATTCGTTACTCGTGATACACACGGTAGCGCAGTTAAAGCTACAAACGTGGTAATGGAAGGTCGTGACGTACCTATCTTTAAAGACCCTAAGACTGACTCTACGAAGAAGTCTGCTAAAGGATTACTAAGGGTAGAGTATGAAAACGATAAGTATGTAATGTATGACGAACAAACTCGTGAACAGGAGAAGCAGGGCTTACTAGAGACTGTATTCTTAAACGGTGAGATCACCAAGTTCACTACACTTGCTGAAATCAGAGAACGTATTGCAAATGAAAACTACTCTTAGAAAGATAATTGGGTATACCTTGTTTTATTCAGGACATTACACTTCCTTATTAATGGAATGGGCAGACTGGTGGTTCCTACTGGGAGCTTACCAGTGGTTCATGCGGTGGAGCTTCGAGTTCTACCCTGAAATGTGGCCTACTGTGCGTCCTGAAGATACTGTTGAAGCTATGCACGAGGAAATAACTCAACTTATTAAAGACTTGAAAAATGATAATAACACTTAGGACTTGCGACGTATGCGGAGATACTAATTGTTTTGAACGTATGCAGCTAGACCCTCACTGGAATGTAAAAGTTCCAGTGATTACGTGTCTGGACTGTGACTTAAGTTATGTAGACGAAAGAGCTGAGGATATAAGAGTTGCAACAATTGACAGCGAACAACAGTGAGATCACCCAGAGTTTACTAGAACTACTCCTGGGTGCTGAAAAAAACCGACAGAAACCGACAGTAATTTATCTAAGTTATATAACGAAAATGCAGTTGTTCAGAGAAGCCGCTGTGGAACTCAACGTTATGTATGAGACATTTAGAGGAATACCAATTAAGACAGTAACAGATACAAACTACTACGCAGCTTTAGGCTATGATTTTGGCAGGTACAAGTTAAAACAGAGGCATGAAATGTATTTTAAGGATAATATTGACAAACAGCATAAAACTATTTATCAAGTAATAACAAACAGTAATTTTAAGTCTTATAAGGAAGCAGAACAGGCAGTAGCTTTGATGTATGTGCCAGATATGTCTTTTGATAGGGGCCAGATTGCTACCGCAATAAAGTTAATCAAAGAGTATTGGGAGACTAAGAATGATTGATCTTCTAACATTACTTCTAGGAATAGCATTAATTGCTTTTAGTTTAATACAAATTTATAGGATACTTCGTGACAAGTAACGTAGCAGAACTCAGCTTTCTATTAGTTTGCCCCGAATGCCAAAGCAGCGTCTTTCACGTCATCATGTATGCCGAGGAGAACGCTGTTTTAGCGTGTGCGGAGTGCTATTTAGAACAACCTTTCACATTAGCAGAGAAATAATCATGGATCAAGATAAAGCAGACAGTTTCGCGGAATACTTAGGGTTTTTCAAACTACGGAGCCGCAATACCTATTGATGAAGGTAAGATTGTCATGACTATGGACGGAGTAGGAACTAAACTCCTAGTAGCCGAAGAATTTAGGAAGTTTGATACTATTGGCATAGACTTAGTAGCTATGAATGTCAATGACTTGCTATGTATGGGTGCAGTTCCTATAGCATTCATGGACTATCTAGCCGTAGGTGAGCTAGACTTAGATAAAGCTAAAGAGATTCTCAAGGGTGTTAAAGAGGGCTGTGAACTAGCAGGCTGTAAATTAGTGGGCGGTGAAACTGCACAACTAGGCCCTATGTTTAGACGCCCTCATTGGTTTGATATTGCTGGGTGTGCCGTAGGGCAACAGGTCAAACAGCCAGAGAAAGTAGTTGAGGGAGACTATCTTGTAGGTATTCCTTCATCTGGAGTACACTCTAATGGCTTCACCACTCTTAGAAAACTAACTACATGGGACGAAGAATGGCTAACACCTACTAGAATTTACACAGATGAAATCTTAGATAACTTGAACTACATCAAAGCATGTGCTCATATTACTGGAGGAGGCATCTCTGGTAATCTACCTAGAATTCTGCATGGTCTAGATTACGAAATATCCTTTGAATTATCTCCTTGGTGGGCTGACTTGAAAGATAGACTAGATAAGTACCCCTTTCAAACGGTGTTTAACTGTGGCTGGGGCATGATTCTAGTAGTGGAAAATCCTGAGCTACTTGATATTGATGATGCTCAGGTTCTGGGTAGAGTAGTATGAAACTGGTAGTATTCGGAGGTAGGGACTTCATTAACTATCATGAGACTAAAGAAGTTTGTGATAGTATAAGTGGAATAACTACCCTAATCCACGGCGGGGCCTTGGGAGCTGATACCTGTGGTAAATTGTGGGGTGAAAATACTGCAGGAGTTGATGTAGAGTTATTTGAGGCTGACTGGGGCAGGTTTAAAGGTGGTGCGGGTCACAGAAGAAATGAGCAAATGGCTGAAGCCTGTGATATTGGTGTAGGGTTCTGGGATGGAACTTCTGGTGGAACTAAGAATATGATTGCTTGCATGAAGAAGTATAGTAAGCCTTTCACTATTCATTCCTATACTACGTTATACTTGCACAATATAGTACCCTATCTAGCTGATATGATTCCCAATCGTAAATTCTGTGTTTTAGACGAAAAAAAAGGCAGATTCTTTTCAGAAGAGCTGCCCAAACATATTTCTATGTATAAATTAGATTTCTAAAGATTGTACGATATACCCACAATGGCCCATCCACCGTTGTGTGGTAATTTTAGTATACTTTTATCAACCCTATGTTCCACAAGTATAGTTGAGTTAACATTCTCAGGAAGAAATTCCTTGATAGACACTTGACTCTTTTGCCTGAAAACATCAATATCCCTAGCATAAAACATATCCGCAATTTCCTCGCTCCATATCTCGTAATCAGTTCTACCCTCATAAGCGTAAGAAGAAACTCTAAACTCTGATGCGAAAGTCTCATTAATTAGTGCCATTCTGAATTCTACAAGCTGTCCTCTAGCATTAGGCTCTTCAAGTTCTACGACCTTCTTCATCCATACAGGACGCTGAATACCGTTAAATGCAGTTTGAAATATCTTATTAGCATCTAATTGCATGTCTAACTTTAGTTGCAGTCTAGCATTCTCAGTTTCTGATATTAATAGCTGACTTTGCAGGTTATTAATAAGAATATCTTGAGCTGTTATTCTCTTTTCTAATATAGCTATCCTATCATAAACAGCGTCCAGGTTTGTACTCTGAGTCTCATTTAAACTCACAAAGTATGCCCCTAATGCTGTAACAATTGCACTAAAGATTGCTACTATGATCAAATCATGCCTCATTTTAGTTACTCTCTTATTATAAGCTACTTAAAGCCCTCGCGCCGAACGATAAAAATAATTCTATTTTTATTACGTGCAGCCTTATGTTATGCAGCCTTGACCACACCCTTATGAGTTACGAAATCAGCCCTTAGTTTCTAGATTTTGTAATAACGGTTACTACACCTACCTCAGATGTACTAGAGGATACAAATTTCACTCTGTTGGTAACATCCCATTGATCATCGGACATTGAATATGCCGCACCATCGGCTAGAGTTGCATCAGATATAAGACAGAGCTGAGTACCTGCTTCATTATAAACTGGCTCCCAAGTAGACCCATCATCAAATGAAAAGCTTGCTGCGAGAGTATTTCCAACATATGCTGCTGAGGTCTTTATAGCTACTATAACGTCTCTTGAGTCGAATACAATTTCAGGCGAAGTCGCCGAAGTCGCAAATGTAATACTGTGTTCTTTAACAAATTTAGCCATAATATAATTCTCCTTATATTTTCTCTTTATATGGTTAATGTTGATACCAGTATACCGAGAAGCAATTGCAATGTCAAGACTTATTTTTGTTTCGGACACGAAAAAGCCCACGAAGGCGAACCTTGTGGGCTTTAGGGTTATTAAGGTTGAGACTACACCTAAATCACACCTTCTTTATAAGACCGTACTCACAAGGCTGAAACCTTGGATTAATCTCTTATCCACCAACTCCCTGCGAAGGGCCATTGGTAAAAGTGCATTACTGCGTTTTTTATACTGGATCGCTAATACCAGTGTCATAACAGCGTACTCGACCTTCCATCTACCTCCGAAAGCAGCTAACTTCCAAAGTGCGATATTCAATCAAACTTCTCCACCTTTCGAGTCTTGAAGCCCCAAGTTCCAATTAAGGCTTGGGATTAAGTAATTTTCCTTTATACTGCTACCGAGGCAGTCTTTCGATTCATTTACGGTGCTGGATTTGAACCAACTACACATTCCTTGAGAGGGAATTGCTCTACCAATTGAGCTAACCTGTTTCTACTAAGAAGTGCTACCTCGATTGCTTCGTCACTTTCGCGACAAAATACAACACTCCTTATTGCTTTCAGCCTCTCAGCTTACTTACCGTACTTCAAGACTTGCCAATTTATTATGACGCACCTCTCGTACTGCCAGCGGCTATCTCCTTTGTAGGATTTAACTTTGGGCGCTGACTAACCCTTTGAAACCTTCTATTCGGATTGGTGGATTCCAGTTCAGTCATGTCCCCATGCCTCTCTCGATTTTGGTTATTACGAGTTGTATCTGGCCGCCCCTTAAAGACCTTCTCCCATCTTAGTGGATGAGAGGTTGATGTTTCTCAGTCTGTTTAGATAAGCCCCAATTTCATGGTAGGGGTGGTAGAGTGTAGAACAGCTACCTTTGGCTCTTTTACAAGAGTTATCTTAAAGACACTAAACTGCCTAAATTTTATTTTAATTCCAATCTCTCAGAATATTTACATATTATCCTCTGTTTGAGGAACAAAGTCAAGAACTAAATTTCTTATTGTTATTATTCTTTTTGCTTTTCTTCTCAACTTTTGAAAACATATTATCCCCTTTTTTAAGCTAAGAGTCAAGAACTAAATTCTCCTAAGTTAAATTTATCTTAGATGAAGTCTGAAAACGAAAGTCTGTACTTCAAATTTTTCAGCTAGTCGCTCAAAAATGGGTAGCACTTCTGTCTCCCAGTCTAATCCACCTCTATCAGAAGCCAACAGCGGGGTCTTAATACTTAAACCCTTATCTTGAGCAAAAATATAAGCCGTTTCTAGTGCTTCTTCAATAGCTTCCACATTAGCATATCTCTTACCGTCATACCCATAGAATTCTTGTGTAAAACAGTTAGCTACGTATAGTCTATCGTGTTCTATACAAACTAAACCACAATTGCCTAATATTTGGAGGGACTGCAAATACTGCTCTTTAACTTTAGGCCACTTTTTCATGTATGCTAAAGCCACACCCGAACCCATTTTACTTTGGCAATTGACTCCGTTTATTAATACTCCTGCGGTACAATCTGTAATATCACCATTTACGTTCTCTACTCTCAACATCTTCTAGTACCCTTTTCTGTGATCTTCTAATTGAGGCGTTTTTCTTCCGCCTACGCTTATCGCTTGGTTTCTCAAACGCTTGCCTTTCTTTATAATCTCTAATAACACCATCGTCAAGAACTTGCTTCCTAAAAATTCTTAGAGCTTTGCTGAAATTGTTCTTGCCGACCTTAACTGCTGCCATTTATAATACTTTTAACTCCCTTGATAATTCATTGGCAATACCTAGTTCATCATCGACTACAACTTGAACGAATTTAATCAGCCAAGCCATATTCTTCAGAAAGTCTTTATTAGAAGTATCAAAATTATGATCACTTTTCATACGGTCTACAAGCTCTACTACTAGAGTTTCGCAGATTTCCTCTGAACGAATCTTATGTGTATAATATTTCCCTGTAAATGGAACTATATTATTTGCCATCTTTTTCCTTAGTTTTAAACGTCCAACCTCTGCGTTTGAGAAAATGAACTTGATTGGTTATTGAACCCATGCTTCTATCAGAGAGCTTAGCTTGTAAATCTTCGTTATTTATAACGTTATAAAAGAGCTTCAGAATACGCCTTTCTTCTGGCGTCCACGGTTTCTTTTTGTAAATCTTCATGCTATTCCTCTCATTTATAGATACTATTGTACTAAACTGACGGCTAATTGTCAAGAAATATTTTTCTACTGTTTGTTTTTACATATCAAAAATTTTTCTTGACCGAGGAGTCAAACACTGGTATAATAGTGGGAGTTTTTGTAAGTAAAGTTTTAAGAAAAACAAGAGGCATTGCCTATAACAGAGAAGTAGTGAAGATAAGTGAAGATGGGTTAGACCTAATAAAACATTTTGAAGGGTTAGAGTTGACAGCATATAAAGACCCAGTAGGAATCTGGACAATAGGATATGGGCATATTAAGTTAGCTAAAGAAGGTATGGTAATTACTGAAAAAGAAGCTGAAGCCATGCTAAGACACGAGATGGAAGAATACGAGGGTTATATTAATAGACAGAAACTTACTCTTAAACAGCACGAGTTTGATGCTTTAGTAAGTTGGGTATATAATCTAGGCCCCGCTAATTTAATAACTAGCACTATGCTTAAGAGACTTCACAGCAATGATTACTGGGATGTACCTTTTCAGATGCAGCGGTGGAACAAAGCCGGAGGTAATGTCTTGAGAGGTCTAGTTAAACGCAGAAAAGCAGAATCATTGCTATTTGAGGGTGAGGACTGGAGTGACTATGAACACCTTATTGATTAAGATAATTATAGGGGTTGTATTAGTAGTAGGCCCTATAGCAGGATTGAAATTATATATTAATAGTGTTAAAGAATCTGCTAATAAAGAGGCAGTTCTAAGACTACAAATAAGTGAAGCTGAAGAGGTTAGAGAGGCATTACAAGTAGCTTTAGTAGAACAACAAGAAGTTAATGCGGGGCTTGTAGCAGGCCAGCAAGCTGCGGAAGAAGAAACTAAGCGATACCTCGAAATCTTTAAAAAACATGACCTAACAAAATTAGCTAGAGCTAAGCCAGGTCTAATTGAGCTAAGAGTTAATTCAGGTACCGCAGAAGTATTCTCATCTATAGAAAGGATAACTAAAGATGATTAAGATTCTACTACTGGTATTACTTATAACTTCTTGTGGTTCTGTAGAGCCTATAAAAATTATAACAAAACCCGTAGAGATTCCTGTATATCAGCCACCAAGACCTTCACCTCTTAATCTAATAGCACCACACATTGATGTTGTTAGCCATAAGAATCTGGATGAGTTCTTAGCTGATTTAGAGAAGTCTCAGGGCAACACGCCAACATTTATGGCAATGTCCCCAGCAGGGTATGAGTTACTTGCAGGAGATTTTCAAGAAATTAAACGATACATATCTCAATTATTAGAAATAGTTATATACTATGAGAAAGTAACAAAGCCAAATAATTGGGAAGATGCTGAAGCGGGGCCTAGAAAAGACCAACTTGAGCCAACAGAAACTATTGAATACATCAAAAAGCCGTCACTACTTAATAGGATTTTAAATGAATAAGTATCTCAGTAGCTTACACACAAGTGTTAATGCTACATATTTCGACCAGCATGATATGTCTATACAAGAAAGCATGTTCATAGCAAATAATATAGACATAGAAGAAATCTTTAGTGTAACAACGTATGAATCCCGTAGAAACATGAAAGGCTATATGGGACTTTCTCGTAGAATTGCTAAAGATGGTATGACTCAGCCAATAATCGTGATAGAAAATACAGATAAGAATTTCTCCGATGCAATACGACAAGTTAAGTCAGAGTATATAAACAGAGATTCCAGAGAAGGAAGCAATTGGCTTGCACTTACTGGAAATTCTAGATTAGCCTTTGCAGAAGATTACTTATATGATAGTATAAGCTGCTATATAGTACCAAATTTATACTATATGCACGCAGTCCAATTAATTCAACAGAATGGGGTTATCAAACACGAAGTATGAGAGTATTAACGTTTTATACAGAAGGAACAGGTTACGAAGCTCTAGCATTCGGACAAGAGCTTAATATAGCTGAGTACAATTTAAACTACACAGCTGTGGGCATACCAGATCAAGGTACTTGGGAAGCAAACTGTGCTGCCAAGCCTTTTGTGATATTACATCAATTAGAGACCTGCACCGACGATGTGTTCTTTATAGATGTAGATGCTAGGTTTGCTAGTGAGCCTACTGAATTTCACGATTTAGAACATAGTGACTGTGAGTTTGTGTATCCTACTTGGGAAAAGACAGGTGAGGTACTATCTGGCAGTATATACATTCAGAATTGTCAGAACTCTATTGATTTCATGAAATACTGGTGTAGTAAGCAGACAGACAAGCTGTGGGATCAACATGTTATGTCTGCATGTTTAGAAGATTATACAGGAGATTTACATACTGGAGAACTCCCTATGGAATACTGTACTATATTTGACAGTATGCCTGAAATAACTAATCCAGTCATCATCCATTACCAAGCATCAAGGAACTTAAAATAATGTTTAAAGAATATAGTGAGTTTGTAGACGGAGTAACCTCCGATGCAAGTAAAGATTTGAAAGTATTTGTAGCACATCTAGTAAAACTAGATAAAACGAGTCACGTCAATATCCCTAGGTTAATTACCGGAGGCATTGGCATGAATGCAGAAGCAGGTGAGTTTGCTGATATAGTAAAGAAACTAGCTTTTCATGGAAAAATGATAGACGGGGACACAGAAGCACACCTAAAGAAAGAACTGGGTGATGTATTCTGGTATTGGATTCAGAACTGTATAGCTCTTAATCTAGACCCTATGGATGTTATAGCTGCTAATCAAGAGAAATTAGAAGCTAGATATAAAGAAGGTAAATTTACCGCTGCACAGTCAGCAACTCGAAAAGAAGGCGATATATAATAAAGAAAAACAACAACACAGACGAAACAGTAGACATAGTATGCATACTAGACAGATCAGGCTCTATGGGTAACATCATAGATGCTAGTATAGAAAGTTTTAATAAGTTCATCGTAGACCAAAGGGAGCTTCCTGGAAGGGCAAACGTATCTTTGTTTCTGTTTGATGATAAGTTTGATGAAATACATTTAAATACCCCATTACATAAATTTCCGTTAATAACTCATAGAACATATACCCCTAGAGGTATGACAGCTATGAATGACGCTATAGGAAAGGTATTCACAGAGTATACTTTCGATGCGGATAAGACTATTGTGATAATACTAACAGATGGAATGGAAAACTGTAGCCAAAAATTCACTACTAGCCAGATAAAAGAGCTAATCCAAGGTACTAAAGCAGAAGTAATATATCTAGCTGCTAATCAGGATGCTTTCAAGGTCGGCGCTCAGTATGGTTTCGACCCTGCCATGACAGTACAGTTTGATTCTAACCCTACGGATACAACAAGGGTATACGGTAATATGTCCTCATCTGTTGCGGGTCTACGATCTTAAAAATTTCTCTTGACAGTTTGCTAAAAGCTTTGATATAATGGTTTTTTAAATGGAAAGAGGAACTTTATGGCAGTTAAAAAGAAAGACCATGAAAACCTAAGTGATGCTAATATCAAGAAGGTTATAGACCTTCTTGATAAAGGCAGCACGAAGAAAGAAGCCTGTTCTGTGCTTAACATAGCATATAACACAAAAAGGCTTGGAACTATCATAGAGCAGTTTACTAAGACACAAGCACATAAGAAAAAGATGCGTGCGTCTAAAAGAGGTAAGAAAGCTGATGATTCAGAGATTAGTACAGTGGCGCAGGAGTTCTTAACTGGAAGTCCCGTTAGTGAAATTGCTACTAGAATGTACCGATCTCCTGGCTTTGTTAAAGCCATTATACAGAAGTTAGGTATACCTGAAAAAGTCTCAAAAAGTAAGATGGATGGGCCTCAAATGCTGCCAGAACCTTGTGTGGCGGAATCCTTTGCTATAGATCAGGTAGTATGGTCAAGCGTATATAACGCTCCAGCTATTGTTAAAACTGAGCTAGATGGGGACTACGAGGATATGTACGCCTCAAAAGCCTACAGAATATACGTTATGGAAAAGATGAGGCATTCACCTGATTCTTTATTCCCTAGCGTTAATAGTGGCGGGTTCTATGCTAATTCTTTAGCATATGATCTAGGAGATTTAAAACACCTTGAGGAGTACAAGATAAGATGGGATTTTATTTAGGTTTATACTTAATTTTTTGCATTACTACATCTATGTGTGCAGTAATTACTTGGTTAGGTGATCTAAGGAGTAGAGTACCCTTATATAGGATAGGACTCCTTAACTTCTCTCTAACCATACTCATTATGGCCCCATTTATATTTTTAGCTATGTGTATCCCTAATGCTAAAGAGTATGTAATAGCGGGTTGGGCAGAAAGGATAAACGAAAAATAATAGTTGACAAAACTGAAACTTTAGTGTTATAATATGTTTTCAAAAATCAAATATGGAGAATTTTTAAATGGCTTGGACTGACGAAGATAAAGAACTGGCAAAAACGAAGTACCTTGAACGAAGCCCTACACCTGAAAATAGTATGGAAATCGTTAAGGAAATTGCCGATGAAATGGAGCAGTCACCTAATGGTGTTCGAGCTATCCTTTCAAAAATGGAGGTTTACGTTAAAGTAACTCCAGCATCAAATGCCGCAGCTAGTGGAAGCACTACTTCAGGCACTAAGAGAGTTAGTAAAGCTGACTCACACCAAGCAATGGCAGACGCTATTGAAAGTATTGGTGGGACAGTGGATATGGATATCATCACTAAGCTATCTGGAAAAGCTGCACAATACGTTGCAGATCAGATTGCTACTACTGGCGATGCTACCGAAGAATCAGACGAGGACTAAACATGCAAACTGAATGTCTTGAAGTATTAGAAATTTCTAATGGTAAATACTATAGTAATAAGATGAAAAATGTTGCTGCTAAACAAATAGAAGCAGGACAAGACCTTACTATAACTGTAGCTACCTCTGAGGCATTCCTTTCGCTTGGTTTAGATACAGCACAAGTGGCGGACATGGAAGCAACCTATATTGTACTTGAAGGTGACGCTGTGTTCGGTGCTTACCTCGACTCTGATGAAGAATTTATTGACTGTTTTGTTATAGACACTGAAGAAGATTTGGAAGATTATCTTTCCTATGTTTAGTTTTGCGGTTATCCAACGTAAAAGAATTTTTACACTGAGATAAACTAAGGAACCTAGATGCACAAAGAAGAATTCAAACGACAAGTAAGGGAGTGTGGGGATGCTATTATTACATATAGAAGCCCTAAGTCCAGCAAACAGAAATACAATGTATGCACTTTAGACTTCACCACGGCTTATATTCAGAAAAAGAGTACAAGAACAAACGAGGATGAAGATACTGTTTTGTTATTCTGTTGGGACACTGACTCATACCGATTAATAAGATTTAGGAATGTGATTTCTATTGTTCCTCTAAGCAACATACTTAAAAATGGAAATATATAGCAAAACAATAGCAAAAGGTGATGACTTTCAAATACGTCTCACTGTAAGTGAATGGAATGATATAGAATATTTACATCTTCGTAAGTATTACTTGACATTTGAAGAAACTTGGATGCCTACGAAAGATGGTGTATCAATGCCTTTAGATTTAGAGAATATCTCTCTGTTATTTGGGGCTTTAGTAGAACTATTGGCGGGAGCTGAGAGTAAAGAACTACTAGAGGAATACTTTAAAGAAACTTTGGATGATTTGTATAAGAAATGATAGTATCAGAATCTTACGGCTTTGCCTTTTTTCATGTACCCAAAACAGCGGGTTCAGCAGTAACAGTTGCATTATCAGACTACTCAACTGTTGGTAGTCCTGTTAGTAAGGCGCTAAGAGAACCTGGTTGGCAGAATACATACCATGAAGGTGGTATGTATATGCGTGTGTCTCAAAGTCCGAGAGATTTAGATGACTTCTACACCTTTGCTTTTGTTCGCAATCCATTCGATACTATAGCTAGTCTATATGCTAAGAGTGGTTATAGGGACTTTTCAGAGTATGTAGCTAATAGAGGCTGGACGTCTCAATTAGTATGGACTCAATCACAAATGCTAGATGGGTGGATAGACTACATAGGTGAGTACGAAACCTTAGAAGCAGATTGGGAAGAAATATGTAGGTATATAGGGATTGATCATAGTCCTTTAACCAACGTAAATACTACTAAGAATAAGAAAGATTACCGTACCTATTATACAGATACTGAAATACAAATAGTAGCTGATATTTTTGACGACGATTTAACTAAATTTGGATACTCATTTGACTAATTATTTAGTAAGAAAACTAGAAGATGCAGCAACTGCATATTACCAAGGCCACCCTACAATGTCTGACGAGGACTTTGATAGGTTGAGTGCTTACATCGGCTATGATCTAGTCGGTTCAAACGCAGGGGAAAATACCTTTCCTCACTTCGCCCCAATGATGTCCCTAGAAACTCTATTCGAGCAAAAAGCTCCCACTGTAGAAGAAGTAGCCACTCCTAAGTTAGACGGAGCAGCTATTAGTCTGTTTTACTATAACGGAAAGCTACAGCGGGGCCTGACGCGCGGAGACGGTTCTAAAGGTCAGGACGTAACCGAGAAGGTTCTACATCTTGTCCCAACTGAGATCGGGTTCACAGACCCTATTCAGATTTCTGGGGAAGTAGTTGCTCCAAAGACCATTAAAAATGCTAGAAATTACGCTGCTGGAGCACTAAACTTAAAGTCCGTAGAGGACTTTCTTAGTCGAGACGTAACTTTCATAGCCTATGGTTCTTCACATAAATTTACTGAATCATGGTTCCAGGATATGCTTCAACTGTCTGAGTTTGAATTCAACACAGTAGTTGATAGTAACTGGGACGAATTTCCTCACGACGGTATTGTATTCCGAGTAGATAACCATAATCGTTTTTTAAGTCTGGGTAAAACATCACGCCACCCTAAAGGGGCTTACGCTTTGAAGGATGTGCCTGATGGTGTCATAACTAAACTAATAGATGTTAAATGGCAGATAGGCAAGTCAGGGGCAATAGCTCCAGTGGCTATACTAGAGGCTATTGAAATTGGTGGTGCTACGGTGAGTAGGGCTACCCTACATAACATCGAGTACATTAGACAATTAGACTTAAAAATTGGTTGCATGGTAGAGGTAATTAGAACTGGTGAAATTATCCCGAGGGTAGTTCGCAGAGTCAACGTATAGAAAAATATTAGTTGACTTCTAACGTCCAGATTGGTATAATATCTTTTAACAAATTGAAGAAGAAATGAATATGAGAGAAATAGTTCCGCCAACAAATTGTCCAAGCTGTGATTCAGCTTTGATTTGGCGTAAAGATACTCTTTACTGTGTCAACCCATTGTGCGATGCACAGTCTTTGAAACGAATTGCTCACTTTGCTAAAACTTTGAAGATCAAAGGTTTAGGTGAGAAATCCATTGAGAAGTTGGGTATTACAGAACCATACGAAATTTATAGCTTGTCAGAGGCGTACATCGCTGATAAACTAAAATCACAGAAGTTAGCTGAAAAATTAAGTTCTGAGGTAAAGAAAAGTGAGAACAGTTCGTTAAACGTACTTCTTCCCGCTTTTTCGATACCACTTGTAGGCAAGAGTGCATCTGACAAACTTTGCGAGAAAGTCTCTCATATACATGAGATAAGCTTTAAAACATGTGAGGAAGCAGGTCTTGGCCCCAAAGTGACTCAGAACTTAATCTATTGGTTAGGTACATTCATTATAGAAGAGTGGCCTTTCAGTTTTACTGCTTCACAGCAGAATAAAGAATTTGCAGCAAATTCCGAAGTAGTCTGTATAACGGGAAAATTATCTAGTTATAAGTCTAAAGCGGAAGCAAAGCAGGCTCTAGAAGCCAACGGTTACAGGGTAAAAGACTCTGTAACTAAAGAAGTAACAATTCTAGTCAACGAAAGCGGAATAGAGTCTGCAAAAATAAAAAAGGCTAGAGCAAACAACATTAAAATTATAACAAACCTCAAAGAATTATTGGAGAACTAAATAATGTCAGCATTACCTAAATGGAACAAAGAACGCGAAGAAACACTTACAAATTTTGTAGGCGGAGAAGCACCTGTATCACAATCAACTGTAGCGGAAGCTGCTGTAACCCTTGAAACTAGCGCACGCTCAGTATCAAGTAAACTTCGAAAAATGGGATTCGACGTAGAACTTGCATCAAGCTCTGCAAAGAAAGCCTTTAGCGACGACCAAGAAGCTGCACTACGATCACTTGTAGAAGCTGGTTCTGGTTCTAACACATATGCTGATATTGCCGCAGCATTTGAAGGTGGAGCATTTTCCGCTAAAGCTATCCAAGGTAAAATCCTTAGCATGGAATTAACTTCTCATGTAAAGCCTACCGAAAAAGTAGCTGTACCTAAGACTTACACTGATGCTGAAGAAGCAACTTTCGTTAGCATGGTAAATGACGGTAAATTCGCTGAAGAAATCGCTGAAGCTCTTGGAAAAACTGTACAGTCTGTTCGTGGTAAGGGTCTATCTCTACTACGTGCTGAGCTAATTACAGCAGTACCTAAGCAACGTGATGTGGTTACTAAAGTTGACCCACTTACTGAACTTGGTGACGTATCTGAAAAGACTGTTGAAGAAATCTCTGTAGCAATCGAAAAGACTGCTCGTGGTGTTAAGACAATGCTTACTCGTAGAGGCATCAAGTGTGCTGACTATGACGGACAAGCTCGTAAAGAAAAAGCTGCAAGCTAATCTCTCTTTCTGAGTAACAAATAGGCGGGGTATGTAGGTATCCTGCCTTTTCTTGCCTATTAATTAGAGAGAATAATCATTGAATCTTGCTAGTGCTTTAATCAAACAAATTATAGCTCAGAAAGATATCGAAACTTGGGGTGCTTTAAGGGAGCACTACCTACCAGGAGAATTCCACAGTCTATTTACAATAATAGACAAGCACGTTGATAGCTACAGTGAATTACCATCATTCGACGACTTAACGTTGTCTATACGTGATAAAACACTGGAAGAAAAAGTTTATGCGATTCAATCAGTAGAGGTTGACGCAGATGCGTGGAACCTGCTAGAGTATTTAAAGAACGAATACACTCAGATTTTGGTACTAGATGAGTTAGACAAATATATAGAAACATCTATAGCAATGTCTTCGTCCTTAGAAAATGTGGAGCATTTACATTCAATCATACAGCTTGTAGAAGAAAAGGTAGATTTAGAAGATCCAGCTGAAAGTATGCAATCTATGGATCTTTTCGACTCTGATGATGAGTTAGCAAAATTTACCAGCCTAGGTTTAAATCAGGAATTCGATTTAGAGTACAAATTCCATCCCACTAGCTTAGTGCTTGCTGGGGGTAGACGTGGTTCAGGTAAATCTATCACGTGTTCCAATATAGCTAACAATGTGTATGAAGGCGGTCGTACTGCTTTGTATTACACAATTGAAATGACTGCAAGAGAAATTATGCAACGTCAGTGTGCTATAGGTACTGGAGTTAACTTAACTAGGTTAGAACTTAAAAACTTAAGCAATGAAGAATGGAACTTAGTAGGTTCATGGTGGGCTGGAAGATTTGAAGATTCAGACACTATCCTTAATGAATTCAAACTTAAGTATGATTTTGAAGAGTTTCACAAGAAGCTAACAAAACATCCGATTATACAAGATAGAATGTTAGACATTATATATGCACCTGAATTATCTATTAATGCATTAAAGCGTAGCTTAGATGTTAAGATGATGCGGGGTAATGTTGGTGTTATCGTAGTAGACTACATCAACCAGATTACAGCTAGAAATGTTGGTAAACTTGGTCAGTATGACTGGACACAACAGATTGAGATAGCTAAAGAGTTGAAGAAGATAGCGCAGAAGTACGAAGTAATGGTATATTCTGCTTATCAAACGGACGCTTCTGGCGAGGCTAGATTCTCTAAAGGTATATTGGATGCGTGTGACGCGGCTTATTCCTTAGAGAACTGGACTCCTGAAGATAATTGCTTTAGCTTCAATTGTGTTAAACGGCGTGGAGCGCCTGAAGTTAGCTTTCATTCTGAAATAGATTGGCCTAGCCTTAAGATTGGCCCTAAATCAGCTATGAATCCAGCGGAGAAACAGAAATTGAAAGATGAAATGGAGAATGACGAGGATGCCGAAGAAGTTTTCTAGTGCAGAAGAAGTTGAAAAGAAAAAACAAAGAATGGCTGATCTTAGGGATTACTATAATCTCGTAGCCGAACAGGACGTGGTAATACTAGGAATAAGAGTCCTAGAGCACGCAATGACAAATGGCTCAGGAATCTATACTGTAGATGAATGGGGCGACTTTTACGAAATTGAGATTGGTTAAATGGAAGTAGAAAACCTATTAGATTCTAAGAAAGTTGAGTACAGGGTATCGGGTGCGGACTGTATAGTTTCGTGTCTAAACCCTGATCACAACGACACAAACCCTAGTATGAGAATAGATAGGGTTACAGGTATCTTTGGGTGTTTTGCTTGTGGAACCAGTGGCAATATATTTCAACACTTTGGAGCAACACCAGACCAGTTAGATATGCGTAGAGAAAAGCTAAAGGCTAAGATGTCTAAGCTAAGGAATAGCACAGTTGGTTTGGAAATGCCTAAAGGATACAGACCTTACGAAGAAGAATGGCGTGGATTCTCAGCAGAGACTCTGAAGCGTTTTGAAGCGTTTACCCATAAAGACTACGAAGATATGATAGTTTTCCCTATTAGAGATATTAGAGATAAGATATGTATCTTCCTAGGTCGTATTAAGGACAAAAGGTCGCCTAATAAAACAAGGTATATGTTAGAGCCTAAAAAAGCATCTATCCCATTATATCCTGCACCGTTTGAGCCAATTAATGGTTCGATAGTAGTGGTAGAAGGTATAACAGATATGTTACGTCTTTATGATATAGGTATTACTAATGTTATATGTGCCTTTGGTACTCAGACATTTAATACCCCGTCTAAGCTGAATTTGATAAAGGTATCAGGAGTATCAAAACTATTTATCATGTTCGATGGAGACGACGCTGGTAGAGACGCAGCATTAGAGCTTGAAGAAGGTTGTGAAGAAGCTGGATTGAGTACAGAAATAATTAAATTGGCAGATGGAGTCGACCCCGACTCTTTATCTGATAACGGACTAGAGAAAATAAAGAGAGTTATATATGAAAGTAATTAATAGTTTTGTTGATAGTTACGGGTTTTTGTCTAACTTCTTCCCAACTCCAGCTTTCTACGACGGGATCAACTACCCTAGTGTAGAACACGCTTACATGGCTGCTAAGACGTTGGATGTAAAGGAACGAGAAAGTATCTGGCTCTGTGTTACTCCTGGACAGGCTAAACGACTGGGACAAAAAGTAACTTTACGATCAGATTGGGATTTAGTAAAAGTACCAATCATGCATCAGATTGTTATAAATAAATTTATGCAAAATGATAAAATTCGTAAAGAGCTATTTCACACCGGAGACAAGCAGCTAGAAGAAGGTAATACTTGGGGTGATACATTCTGGGGCGTATGTGACGGAGTAGGTGAGAATCACTTAGGTGCTATTCTGATGAATGTCAGGGAAGAACTTAGGTTGATATAAATAATAACTTGACTTTGGCACTCAAGTGACGTATAATGTGTCATTGTTAAAATATAAAAGGAAGATATATGGCACATTATGGCACATTATGACTGCAAAAATTGCGGGGCCGGCATGGGAATTGATTGGGGTTACTGTTATAGCTGTACCCCTAAAGAGTATTTTGATTTAAGTGGTGACTATAACTATGAGGTTTCTTTGGCTGAAAGGGAGTTTGATGCTCTATATGACGAACCTAGAAAAGCTTTTATAGAGGAAAGAACAGGTCACTTAAGAAAACAGATTAGGGAGATAGAAAAAGAACATGGCCAGTAATATAGCTCTAATAGAGCCTAAAAAGACAGGAAACAGATTTGAGTTCTCTTTTGAATTTGATCGTTATGCTCTATGTTCAGACCCAAGTACTAAAAAGGTACTGAAGAAGAATGTGGACATAGAGATTGATCTTGATGCCTATCAATACATTATTCTTGTAGGCTCAGAAAGCCTGAAAGAATATACCAAAGCCACCGCTGTAACTCAATATACGGGTAGACTTATTGAGGGTAAATTCTTACCTATAATAAGTCCAGGTATGCTATCGTTCAACCCTAATATGCGTAAAGTATGGGATGAGTCGATGAAGTCTATTGAAACTATTATAGAATCTGGTAGAGGTGATTTAGATATTGAAGCTATGGCTCATGGTATTACAGATTTAGATGAAGCCAAAAGATATGTTCAGGCTGCTAGAGATTGTAAGAACTATGATCATATTGGACTAGACTCAGAGACTGCTGCTCTATATCCTAGAGACGGCCATATGCTTGGATTCTCTTTATGTTATGAGCCAGGACATGGTGCGTATGTTGACTGTGCTATCATAGATGAAGAACTAGAAGAACTAATGCAGAAACTCTTTAATGAAAAGAGAGTTGTATTTCATAATGCTAAGTTCGACGTTAAGTTCTTTGAGTATCATTTCAACTTTAAGTTTGAGAAATTTGACGATACTATGCTAATGCATTATATCTTAGATGAGAACTCACCACATGGTTTGAAATATCTAGCAATAAGGTATACAGAGTATGGGGATTATGAAGCTGTACTACACACTTGGATGGCTGACTATTGCAAGACTCACAATGTAAAGAAAAAAGATTTCTGTTGGGATGTTATTCCTTTTGAAGTTATGTACCCTTACGCTGCATTAGACTCAGTTGTTACCTTTGAGTTGTTTATGCGTTTTTATACGGCTTTGCAGAATAATGCTAAGTTGATGAAGGTGTACAAACACCTTATGATTCCTGCTTGCAGATTTCTATGTGATGTAGAGCAGAATGGCATTCCATTCAATAATGAACGCTTACACAAAGCAGAAGCTAAAATGGAAGTAGAAATTCTAGAGGCTTTGGATAAGTTGTATCAACACCCCGAAATTCGAGAGTTTGAAGCTGCTAACGCTGATAAGATCAAGGATGGTACGTTCAATCCTAATAGTGTGATTCAACTTAGATCACTATTGTTTGATTACTTGGGTCTAAAACCCACAGGTAAGAAAACTGCTAAGAAAGAACACTCTACGGATGCTGAGGTTCTAAAAGAACTATCAGAAGAACATGAAGTCCCAGGACTCATTCTAGACATTAGACAAAAGGGTAAGATGAAAAACACTTATCTTTCTAAGATCATTCCTGAACTTGACCGTGATGGACGTCTTAGAACTAACTTCAATCAGCACGTTACTACCTCGGGCAGACTGTCATCAAGTGGTAAACTTAATGCTCAGCAACTGCCTAGAGATAACCCACTTATTAAGGGGTGTATTCAAGCTGCTAATGGTAATAAAGTTGTATCAATGGACTTGAAAACTGCGGAAATGTATTATGCCGCAATCTTGTCTGGTGATAGAAACCTTATTCAGAAGTTCATTGATGGGGAAAACTTGCACAGTTCGGTAGCTAAAGATGTATTTAGTTTGCCATGTCCTACAGAAGAAGTTGAAATTCACTACAGTAGGGAACGTACCGCTACTAAGGCGATCAACTTCGGTATTATCTATGGGGCCGGAGGCTGGACTATCAGTAACAGTATTTACAAAGATACTGGAATTGTTATCTCCCCTCAGGAATGTGATGAGTACATTAAAGATTACTTTAAGGCTTTCCCACAATTGAAACAGTGGTTGAAAGATACTCAGAACTTCATTGCTGTGAATGGATTTATATACTCGCACTTTGGTAGAAAACGTAGACTTACAGATGTACAATCGGATAATAAAGCCCACAAGGCACATGCTATTCGATCAGGACTGAACTTCGTAATTCAGTCTGTCGCCTCAGACATTAACGTTTTAGGTGGTGTAGAAATGAACCAGTGGATTAATGCTAATAAATTCCCCGCTAAAATCTTTGCTCTTGTGCATGACTCAGTTCTAGCAGAAGTTAGAGAGGATTGTGTTGAGGAATATAGTGTTAAACTGAAAGAGTTTATTCAAAGAGACAGGGGTATTAGTATCCCAGGATGCCCAGTAGGATGTGATTTTGAAGTCGGACAAGACTATTCATTCGGAAAATTTGAGAAAGCATATCCGGAAATTGCTTAAGATTGATTATCCCATCTTCTCTGTTACTGCTGATGTAATATTGAGAAAAGATGGGGTGGTCTTTGGCGATGGAAAGGTTATTGATGACACAAACATTAGCTCCAATTTATTAGGTGTTAGAAGGCTTAAAACTCATCTAACACCTAAGTACATATTAAACAGACCTGTATTTGATATAAGTGAAATGATATCTAGGGGTAGTCAGCGGTATATAGACTCCTCAGGCAAGCTGTTTAATTATGAAAAGAAATTTTGGATTAACATCCGTTACCACAAGATAAAGAGATTGTTACATAAGACTAATTTTTCAGTAGTAACTTTTCAAGACCTGAACTATAGGCTTACAATAACTAGACCGCCTCCAGGTGGTTATCAGTGGGTAGGTATAATGTATTTGGGTGAAGAGCCTTGGGAATTGTATGATTACTCCCAAGAAAAACATAAGGCTAAAAGGAAGATGATTTAATGAAGAAAGCGGTTTTAAGTAATAGAATCTTTATGAATGCTACAGATGCGTTACATAAGCAGATAGATGCGGAATTAACCTACACCATTCCTCCAAGAATGCCAATGGATCCCCCTATTAAGCATAAGACGTGTCGTAAAGTAAGTAAGGATATTCTGTCCTTGCCTTATGGTAGACAAGACCTTATCCCAGAAGATTACGAAATAGTGGACAAGAGGGTAGCACACCCAATTGACTTCCCAGAGCTAAAGATAACTTTGTTTCCATCACAACAAGAGATACATGATCAAGTTGAGGACAGCTGCATTGTTAATGCACTTCCTGGATGGGGAAAGACCTTCACAGCTCTAGCTATAGCTAAGAAACTGGGACAGCGAACTTTAGTAGTAGTCCATAATACCTCGCTAAGATCGCAATGGATTAAGAACGTGAAGGAAGTATTCGGTTTTGAACCTGATGTAATCGGCAGCGGGGCCTACGGTATCTCCACACCAGTTGTGGTAGGTAACGTACAATCTTTATATAACGTACAGGATAAGATAGCTAAAGAGTTTGGCACAATCATTATGGATGAGATGCACCATGCTCCAGCTAATACCTTTGATCGGTTGCTTGATACTAGCCACGCTAGATTTAAGATAGGATTATCGGGAACTTTGAAGAGAAAGGATGGTAGGCATGTATACTTTACAGACTACTTCTCTAAGACAATATACTCACCTAAGGGGGAGCGCACACTGTCACCTACTATTGATATTCATAATAGTAAATTCAAGTTTCCAACAAGCAGGGAGCCGTGGGCTAAGCGTGTGAATGCTTTGCTATATGACCCTGAGTACCAATCTTATGTAGCTTATATGGCTAGCATCTATGCAGCTCAAGGGCATAAAGTCTTATTAGTAGCTGACCGCACCGAATTCCTTGAAAACGTTGCAGAATTAATTGGCCCACAGGCTCTATGTATAACGGGAAAGACTCCGATAGCAGACAGACCTGACTTGGAACAATTATTATATAAAGACAAGAACGTACTGTGTGGTACCATGTCTATATACAAAGAGGGCATATCTATTAACTGTTTGAGTTGCTTAATATCAGGAACTCCTATTAACAACGACCCATTGTTAGAGCAGCTAATAGGTAGAATCATTCGTATGGAGGGTGGGAAGCTTAATTCCGTTGTGGCCGATATTCAGCTACAGGGTAAGACAGCTAAGACCCAAGCCTCAAATAGATTTGGTTTCTACACAAAACAAGGGTACAAGATTCAATACCAGTAAAAAATATTTCTTGACAAACGTGGTATTCTTATGTATAATATATGATACGATTCAATTGGAAGAAGATAGAATATTCAGCCAAGCACGATATCCGCAAGATTAACAGGATATTTTATTGGTTGACGTATGGAACGATACCCGAAGTGAAACACTCATGGGTGTATGGCATATCCGAAAAAGACTATGCTGGGATGAGCTTCTTAGTACATCCAGACCGTCTTTTTCAGAGCAGGCAACAGTATTACTCAGACCAACAAATCGTTGAGTACCTATATATTGCTAGTTTAAGGAACTTCGCACACTATAGCATAACAGGAGACACCTCCTTGGCTGTAGAGCATTGCCCCTTACCCATAGGAAGAATATATGTTAACTCACTATTTGATATAACTAACGACAAAATAAAGCTAAAATTGGAGAACTAACAGAATGGCTATTAAATTTAACAAATCTAAAGGTACGGCGTCTAAAGATCGCCTAGATCAATACAAATATGTAGAGGGAACAAACTCTATTCGTCTAGTAGGCGACTTGTTAGCTCGGTATGTATACTGGGTTAAAGGTGAAAACCAAAAAGATATTCCTTTAGAATGTCTCTCTTTTGACAGAGAAACAGAAACCTTTAACAACAAAGAAGTTGACCACGTTAAAGAGTTTTTCCCTAACGATCAATGTAGCTGGGCGTATGCCATTCAAGGTCTACATGATGGGAAACTTAAGATGATCAACCTTAAGAAGAAACTGCTACAACAAATTATGGTTGCAGCTGAGGATCTTGGAGATCCTACTGATCCTGACACTGGTTGGGACGTAGTATTCAAGCGCGAACAAACTGGGCCTAAAGTGTTTAACGTAGAGTATACTTTGCAATCGCTAAAGTGTAAGCCTCGTGCTTTAAACGCCGAAGAAAGAGCAGTCGTAGCCGAAATGAAAGGTATTGACGACGTGCTTCCTAGACCTACCCCTGATGCACAGCTAGCTCTGTTGAACAAGATTCACGGAATTGAAGCTGAGTCACCAGAAGGTGTTGATGATGAGGTTAAAGCCGAACTGGAAACAGACGGTACCTTTAAGTCAGCAGAAGCTGAGACAGCTGAAGAAGAAAAAGGTTTTAGCTAAATGAAAGTATTGTTTACAGCCGACTGGCACATAAACCTTCGTAAGAAGAATGTGCCTAATGAATGGTCTGTCGCAAGATACCATTCATTCTTTGAGCAAGTTCACGCCTTAGAAGAAACTGTAGACTTACATATTATTGGTGGAGACATCTTTGATAAAATGCCTAGTTTGGAAGAGCTAGGCATTTATTTTGACTATTTGAAAGGCATTAAATCAGACGTTATCATCTACGATGGAAACCATGAAGCCACTAAGAAGGGAGTCACCTTTCTTAGCATTCTAGAGACAGTCTCTCAAAGGATTGACCCTAGAATTCAAATAATCACAGAATCTACAGCGGGGCCTGAGTTTAATATACTCCCTTACAGGGAACTACATACTGGACTTAAGAAACTTGATAGAAATCTTCCACTATTTACACATGTGCGAGGTGAGATTCCTCCACACGTTAAGCCAGAGATGGACTTATCCTTACTTAAAGACTTCCCCATAGTTTATGCGGGAGATTTACACTCTCATTCAAATACACAGTTAAATATTGTATACCCAGGTAGTCCTATGACTATTGATTTCCACAGGAATCATGTAAAGACTGGGTACTTACTTATTGATGGTGAAGAATGGGAATGGGGTGAATTTACATTGCCTCAGCTTATACGCAAGACAGTTACATCAGAGGACGAAATGGTATCTACAGGCTACGACCACACCATTTATGAGTTCGAGGGTGATCTTACTGAATTGGCAAAAGTTAAAAACTCTGCTTTATTGGACAAGAAAGTAGTAAAACGAGCGTCAGAAGCAGCTCTTGTATTAGACCCCGCTATGGGAATACAGCAGGAGCTAGTGGAGTATCTCAGTTGGGTACTTGAATTGGATGAAGATAAAGTAGATAATTTGATAAAGGTATACAATGATTACACTTAAAAAGATGACATGGGACAACTGCTTCAGTTATGGGACAGATAATGTTCTTGACTTTACAGCTTCTAATGTTACTCAACTTGTTGGGAAAAATGGTATGGGTAAATCATCCATACCATTAATCATTGAAGAAGTGTTGTACAATAAAAACTCTAAAAACGTTAAGAAAACAGATATAGCTAATAGACAATTGGATGGGACGTACACGATTAAGTTGGAATTCTCTGTAAATAGTGACGATTATGTTATCACTGTTAAGAGAGGGAAGAATATCAAAGTCAGCTTTAAGACAGCAGACGGAGAGGACTTGACAAGCCATACGGCTACTAATACTTATAAGAGTATAGAAGCAATCATTGGTTTGGACTTCAAAACTTTCTCTCAATTAGTGTATCAAAGCACTACGTCTAGTCTACAGTTTCTAAGCGCAACGGATACTACAAGGAAGAAATTCCTTATAGACCTGTTTAACTTAGAGGCATATACTGAAAATTTTGAGGTTTTTAAAGAAGAAGCTAAATTAGTATCTAAGCAGGTGGCTACTATGGAAGGTGAAATTTCTTCCGTCGAAGGTTGGTTATTAAAAAATAACTCGACCGATACTACACCACTGACCATACTAGATGAGCCAATTTATTCGGATGTTGATGAGGTAGCTTTGCGTTCTCTTATGGTAGAAATTGCAAATATCTCGGAAAATAACAAAAGAATTTCTAAGAATAATAAATATAAAGAACTGATGCAAGCCATAGATATTAATAAGTCTAGAAATCAACCTCTGATTCTTACTAATACTAGGGAGATAGCTGCCAAGATAGCTGATGCTAGAGCGGAGTTAAAAATTGCAGACAGGTCAGTTCTAGCTAATAAGAATAAACCTGATTCTTGTAGTTCATGTGGCCAGCCTATTGATAATTCTTTATCAAAAAAGGTATTAGAGACAGCTAGAGATCAGAAGTCTGCTTGTGAAGCAACTATTAAACAGCTAATTCCTGAGTTAGAAGAAATAAATCGGGATAACATTAGAAAGAGTAGCGTAGTTAAGAGCATTGAAACATGGGAAGAACTATACGCTTTACATGATACTGATTTGCAGACGGAATTGCTAGATGAGAAGTCTTTAAAAGCTACAGCAAATGAGTTAGAAAAGTCTATTAAAGCTAATAAGCGAGAGATTGATAGAATACGTCAAGATAACCTGACACGGGCCGCTCATAATTCTAAGATAGAACTTATCTTAGAACAGAAGGCTGATCACGAAGATGATTTAAAATCGAAGAAAGGTAATCTTAACGCTCTAGTATCTCACTTAGCTGAGTTGGAAACGTTGAAGAAAGCATTTTCTACCAATGGTCTAGTTGCTTACAAGATTGAAAACCTTGTTAAAGAGCTTGAAGACCTGACTAATCAGTATCTTGCTGATTTATCAGATGGTAGATTCATGATTGAATTCGCTATATCTAAAGATAAGTTGAACGTGTTGATCTCGGATGATTCCAACATAGTAGACATTTCCGCACTTTCGAGTGGGGAACTAGCCAGGGTGAACACCGCGACATTGATTGCTATTCGGAAGCTAATGAGTAGTATTTCTAAGTCTAAAATCAACGTACTTTTTCTTGATGAAGTTATTAGTACATTAGATGAAGAAGGTAAAGAGAAGCTGGTAGAAGTATTAATCAAAGAGACAGACCTGAATACTTTTGTAGTATCGCATGGCTGGACTCACCCTCTGCTTGACAAAGTAGAAGTAATTAAAGAAAATAACATAAGCAGATTGGATTAGAACTCTGGGAGTTCAAGGGAAACATAAGATGATATATGGTAGATCAAAGAGCGAAAGGGGCAAGAGGCGAATATAAAGTTCGTGACTTGCTGAGAGATAAGACAGGACTCAAGTTTGAACGAGTACCTGCATCAGGAGCACTCCCCTACTTGAAGGGAGATTTGTTCATACCACCTACTGATAACTGTGATTTTTGTATAGAAATAAAGAATTACAAAGAGTCAGCTATTAATGACAAGATTCTTACTAATAAGAGTAACAATTTTGTCATATGGTGGAACAGGATACGAGTACAAGCGCCTCAGAATGACAAGAAGCCACTTTTATTTTGTAAATATGACAGATCAAAGATATTTGTTGCTACTGAGATAAAGCCTTTGAATACTGAAAAATATATGTTTATCGGTTCCTTGAAATGTTATATAATAGAAGCTGAAGAATGGCTAAAAATGGAGAAAATAGAATGGCTGAAAGAGCTGTAAGAGTATTTGGCTATACATTAGAAGACTACATAACAGCCGATAAAGTGTATGAATTAAGAACTAAAAAATCCTTCGATAGCTTATCCGCTGTTAGACAGTATATAAGTAGCAATATGAATCCTTCAGATTTTGAAGGTATAATATCTTTAGCTTTAGATATTAATGCCAGTGAGGGGATAAAAAATAACATTCAGTTAATAAAACAATTTGAACATATGCTAAATAGGAGAAAAATGAGTGTCTAAATCATTTAGTGATATAATGGAAACAAGTGAGGATACAGTTCTTATTGTTGATGCACTAAACCTAGCTTTCAGATGGAAGCATATGGGTTCCACCTTCTTTAGAGAGGATTACTACAACACAGTCTACTCTTTAGCTAACTCGTACAATTGTGGTAAGATTATTATTACTGCGGATATGGGACAGAGTTGGTATAGGAAGGCGATTCATCCAGAGTATAAAGGCAACCGTAAAAAGTTACAAGAAACTCAGACTGATGAAGAAAAAAAGGCTTTCAAGGACTTTATAGTAGAATACAATAATACATTGCAGTTTCTAGAAGATCAAGATTTACTTGTTCTTAAGTATGAGAATACTGAAGCGGATGATATAGCAGCTTATTTAACAAAGATCATGACTCAAAACATCTGGCTAATAAGTACAGACAGAGACTGGGATTTGTTAATTAACAAGAGAGTAAACAGATTTTCTTATGTAACTAGGAAAGAGGTCACAATAAATAACTGGCCTTATGACGTATCTATAGAAGATTATATCTCCTTTAAATGCCTAACAGGAGATACTGGGGATAATATTCCAGGTATCACAGGCATTGGCCCAAAACGGGCTGCAACACTGATTGAGAAGTATGGTAGTGTGTTTGATATATATGACCACATTCCGTTAGCTGGCACAGCAAAGTTCATACAGAACTTAAACGCTGGTAAAGAGCTATTGCTACTTAATCATGAACTTATGGATTTACTTACCTATTGCGGAGAAGCTCTAGGAAAGGAAGTATGCGACGACATTCGTTATAAAACGAAAGAGTATCTAGGAGATTAGATTGGATAATTACCAAAAATTTATTGCAATTAGCAGATATGCTAGACACATTCCAGAAGAACAGAGACGTGAGTCTTGGAGTGAGTCAGTAACACGATATACAGATTACATGCAAAAACAAGCACAAAAGTTTACTAATGAAACAGTAGACCTATCAGAGATACATGATGATCTCTTAGACCTAGAAATTACTGGCTCAATGAGAGCTGTAATGACTGCTGGTGAAGCTCTAGACAGAGACAACGTGGCAGGTTATAACTGCGCGTTCCTAGCTGTAGACAACCCAGTAGCTTTTGACGAGACTATGTATATTCTTATGTGTGGTACTGGCGTTGGATTCTCAGTAGAAAGACAATTCATTAGTCAGCTACCTAAGATAGCTCCTGAGTTTCACAAGAGTTCTACTACTATTAAGGTTCACGATAGTAAGATGGGATGGGCTAATGCTTTTAGAGAGCTGATATCTATGCTCTACGCAGGACGAATCCCTAATTGGGACGTATCTGATGTTAGACCAGCGGGTGCTAAACTCAAGACTTTTGGTGGGAGAGCCAGTGGCCCTAAGCCTCTAGTAGAGTTGTTTAACTATACAGTACAATTGTTCCAGAAAGCTAAAGGAAGGAAGTTCAACTCTATTGAATGTCATGACTTGATGTGTAAAGTTGCACAGATCGTAGTGGTAGGTGGAGTGCGCCGTTCAGCCATGATCAGTTTGTCAAACCTTACAGACGACCGTATGCGTAGAGCAAAGACAGGTCAATGGTATATGGATGAAAAGCAGCGTGGACTAAGTAACAATTCGGTTTGTTATACAGAGAAGCCTGACTTTGAAGCATACATGAAAGAAATGGTAAACCTATTTGAAAGCAAGTCTGGTGAGCGTGGTATATTCTATCGCAATGCAGCACAAGCACAAGCAGCTAGAAATGGTAGACGTAATCCTGACTTTGAATTTGGTACTAATCCATGTTCTGAGATTATCTTACGTTCTAACCAGTTCTGCAATCTGACAGAAGTAGTTATTCGATCCACAGATACACTTGCGGATTTGAGACGAAAGGTTCGTAATGCTACTAAGCTAGGAACTATTCAAAGCACATTAACGGATTTCCGATATCTTAGAGATACTTGGAGAGAAAACACTGAAGAAGAAAGACTGCTTGGAGTGTCTTTCACGGGTATTATGGATCACCCAGTAATGAGTGGACTTAATTACAGAGATAGTAATGGAGCTGATACGGAAATTACAGAATGGCTGGAAGACCTTAAGTACGAATGCATTAAGACAAATGCGGAGTTGGCTAAAAAACTTGGCATTAACTGTTCTGCTGCTATTACTTGCGTTAAGCCTAGTGGTACTGTTTCTCAGTTGGTTGATAGTGCTAGCGGTATTCATCCCCGTTTTAGTGATTACTACATTAGAACAGTAAGAGGGGACAAGAAAGACCCTCTATCTGATTTTATGATTCAGAATGGTGTATACCATGAAGAAGATGTAATGAGTGATTCAAACTGGGTATTTTACTTCCCTAAAGAGAGTCCTAAAGAGTCTATCAAGGTAGATGAAATGTGTGCTTTAGAACAGTTAGAATTGTGGAAGATGTACAGTGAGCATTGGTGTGAGCATAAGCCTAGTCAAACAGTTTATTATACAGAAGATGAATTCTTTGATGTATGTTCATGGTGCTGGAATAACTTCGAAATCCTTAGTGGCATTTCGTTCTTACCTGTTTCAGATCACATATACCAGCAGGCCCCGTATATGCAGATTGATGAGGAAGAATATAGAGCTAAGCTAATGATGTCTCCTAAAGTTCCTTGGGACGAGTATACAGAGCTAGAGGATGGTACCTTAGGTATTCAGACTTTTGCTTGTACTGGTGAAGAATGTGAGCAGGTAGACTTAACTTAGTATTAATTCTACGCATACAAAAAACCCCGCTATTTAGGCGGGTTTTTTTTGCTTTCTACTTCTCTCCAGTATTCCGGAGGTCTGCTACTAAAAACCGAGGGATCGTCCCAGATAACTGAATCCATTTCCATAGGATTATTCTCATAACCATACTTATAGTGAAACCGCACATATGTCCAAACCCATTTAAAATAACCCTTCCAAGTCCAACTACTAGTATCAGAGAACTCAGTCTGCTGTAGCACGTGAATGATCTCATTATTAATAACCCGCTTCTTCTCGCCAGGAGCAAAGTCAATACGGGTATTAATAACAGCACGGTTAGGGAAGCCTCCAAAACCGTTTTTACTTAAAGGTAAAGGCCAGTAGCTGACTTTCACAGCTCCCCACCCCAATCACTTGCGTATAGTTCGCCCTTGTACTGAATCTTAGTCACAACTTCGCCAGTGTCGTATTCTTCCATGACCTTCGCGCCTG